CTGTGACAAACTCAGCGGTTTTGCCTTGAAGAAACTGAAGCCTGACACTGCCGTACTGAGCCTTCAGCTGCTGTGCCCCCAGAGTCTCCCTCGCGTTCGTCGCGCCCCGCATAATGTCAGATATGCCGGTTAGCTCGTAAATCTGGGCTACACAGTCCTGCCTGTACTCTTTGAGCGCCGTGATAGTTTTTACGATCTGCTCGATCGGGATCCAGTCAATCTGGCCTTGGACGCCGCCTTTCTCGGCAAACATTGCCCAATTATCCACAGGAATAAGCGAATTTTCTGTGCCCTGTTCAAATAGCCGCTGTATGCCTTCTGCAGTCTTATCATAGACGCCAGCAGCCTTACAAGCCTTTGTAAGCCATCCGATCCTCGTGTTAAGGGTATCAACTTCTTCATATTGATCCTTGACCATAAAGTAATCAGGGCGGGGGCAGAGGTTCGACGTCGTATGCGTGCCCATGAGGGGCTTCGGACATGGAAAAAAGCCCTCAATCTCCATTGGGTCTTCTTTTTTATCCAAAAGTCGCTCCATATCGGTTGTGGAGACCCAATAGACCATTTTATCCGTCTTACTCCAGATTTCCCAGACGTCTGACGTTGCTTCGGGGCGTATTTCTGGAGTTACGCGCTGCGCACCCACGCGGTCAATGTTTTCGAACTTATCAGTGTAACTTAACCCCTCTGCCTTGGCTCCAAATCTCTTATACGCCGATTCTTTGGTCATGTGCGCAAGGCGAGCCACCCACCTGCACTCTTCCCACACGCGACAAGGTGCCCACAGAAAATCTTCCCAATAAATCCAGTCCGTTACTGCCTCTTCGTTGGTGATTTTCTCGTATTTTATCGTAGTACCGGGCACTGTTTCTTCTTTGGTCTCTACGTTGTACCTAATCCAGACCTGTCCGAGTCCCGGTACAAGCCGATCTTCCATGGCATAGGAAAACGCAGCGTCCATATCACCACGGGGGCGCTGTAGACCCTGGTTAAGCAAACGCTCCAAGATTTCAGCAGCCACCCGGCCTATATCGTCGGTATAATCGTCCCACGTGCGTTTAACGGTGGGTTTCGGAGGATTCGCGTAAAGGGCGGACATAAGCACGCCCGTATTCGCCCAGAAAAGGTTATATTTCCTGGCCTGTTCATCGTTGGCTTCCCGTTCGTCGATGTAGCGACGAAGCGTTTTGCGCCCACGCTCATGGAATTTCTCCACTGCTTTCTGCGCAATGGCAATCTGGTCTTTCCAGTACTCAAAATCGTACTTTGGAGTACCGAAATCAGCCCCTAATTTCGCTTCACCGGCGTCATTGTTGGTCCTGTTATCGCTGGCAGCCAGTGATTGTTCTGTTTTCGAGTCAGTATCTGACATTTTAGCTCCTAACGTCTAACCCACAATTGAAATGCTACAAGCGCGGTTGTTTTGAAACTCGCTACCGTTCGCTACGTCAACAGTAAATTCTATCTTGAACCAAGTGGTGTTGTCAGTTATTGTTCCAGTCACAGTCGCGTGCAAATTGCGGCTAATATCGTCTTCTTGGCGGATTATTATAGCGTCGCCTGCAACAACGTCTTCTATAAAATCCTCTATGTTTATATTGCCCAGAGTAAATTCACTAATATACATCTCCGTGGCATCTGCTTTAGTAGAGTCGTCTAATCTGAACCTGCCACTCCCTGGATCAGCCTCAGTGTTGTTATTATCAAAGATATAAATCGCCCCGCCAAGCAAAGAAACAAGATCCTCTAATGCCTTTAATCTGTCCGTAACTTCTACAGCCCACAGACTTGAGGATGTAATGAAGTTTTTAAATGCGCGGGCCATCAGTGCCAGGAGTTATTTTCTGACGGCCCACACTTCCAGGCCTCATCCAGCGTAAACCCGTATAAAGGACGAGCAAAGTCTTTTGCTGGGATTAAAGCGGTTTTACTGGGATCTTCGAGCTTAGCAACCAATGCGAAATAGCGGAAAGAGTCAGCGAAGTTGCTAGACCAGTCATGTAGCGGCTTGGCGCTATACTCGTTGCGGTCTGCATTCCAGGTACGTCTGTACGAGTGCAGGGCAAGTAGGCCATCCTTACATCCTTCCTTGTCAAATGCTAACTTTGGGAAAATCTGCCTTGCCGCTTGTATTCCGTCCAACAAATCAAGTTTGGCGACAATTTTAGGCCGAATCCCACCCGAGATGAACTGTTCGACAATACTTCTACCAGTCTGGAGTGTCTTGGCGAGCGCGTCATGGGGCAGCCACACCTCTCCAGGCGTAATACCGGCTGTCCGCTGAGAGTGCAGCCAATCAATGTAATACTGAATAGGCCGGGAATCTTGTTCATAGGCTAGACTCAGTTCAATTGCGTCTGGATGCTCCTGCCATCGCCATATAGCCGTCGAGTCAGTATACCCAAGATCAAAGACATAGTGACAGGGGCGTGACGGGTCAACTGGGAAGCTTCCAATAAGAGCTCTCTTGAGTTCGCGACTGTAATAGGCTCCTCTGGTCGCGGCCATGAAGCTGCATTCGATTTCTTGGTCAAATTCGTCTTCCTCCATCATTGACCGCATTTCTTCTACTTCGTCTGCGTCCAAGATGTTTGTTTTAGATTGTGGCAGTGCTTCCGTGTACCACCTATCGGGGTGGGCCAGGGCAAATTGCCAGATGTCGTAAAAGTGATTTAACCCATTGGGCGTGCCGATGAACGTAGCCCAGCCACGTCTGTCAGCCAGGGCTGGCCGAATAATCTCCGTCCATAGGTTGGGGCGGCAATCACCATACTCGTCAATGACCACCCCATCGAAGTACAACCCGCGGAAAGCATCGGGATTATCGGCACCGTAGAGGGTAATTCTCGCACCGTTGAAAAGGTCAACGGAAAGGCTGGATATGGAGACTTTCGTAGCGATTTCTTTTGTGTACTCAACGAGGTAGTCCCAGGCTATCTGTTTTGCTTGGCTGTAGTAAGGAGCAATGTATCCAAATCGCGCTCGCACCTTTTCGCTATACAGAGCGTGGCTTACGATGTCGTTAATAGTCGCTACAGTCTTACCACATCGCCTGTGCGCCACCACAACGGCCCACCGCTGAGTCCGTGTGTGGAAGGGCATGAAAATCGATCGAGGGTCATACGCTACCGTTACTTCGGGCATCTGATTAAAGCGTATTTAGCCAACCGTTGAGTTGAGCGACAATGATAAGAACAGCGATTACTGCCGCAGCGAGGATCCCGTACTTGACGGGTTTCTTTTTCCAAAGTTCTTTCATTTTCAAATCTCCTTAATTACAGCACCCCGGCATCTTCCATTGCCTTTTTGTGCTCCCGGGTGTACCCGTATTCAGTCATAGACTTTTCTTCTTCACTTTCTTTCTTCGGGTGCAGCGGGCGCTTAGGGCTGCCCTTCTTCTGCATCCCCTGTACCGTGGCGTCCTTGTTGGCAATCTTGCCAATGGACCGTATCGCAGCCTCTATCGCTTTTCGCAGGGCACTCATTGTTCGGTAAACTCTCCATCTACAACGTTCTGCGCGTCGATAATCTGAGGGCGGGGAAGGACATGGCGCACAATGAACTCACGGTTGCCGTCGAGAATGTCGGCGTTGGAGGGCGGAAGGAGCTTGCCATATAAGCGGTAGAACTCGCTTGGGTTTTGGTCTGCCCACAGCGCCAGTCGGTCAACACCTCCAATCATCTGGAATGCGTTCGTAAACGCATTCACGACTTCCTGCCGCGTGACCTTGGTGCTACGGGTGAAGTTTAGGACATTCTTGGGAGCGTCGGAAATACGGGCCAATTCCTTGGCATCTTGTTCCTTGAGTTCATCTTCAGTGAGAAACTCTATCTTGGTGGTCTCGGTGGGCACTAACTCGCTCCACCAGCACCCGTGCCGCTCGCTGTCCCACCTGTGCCGTATTCAGCGTGTGGCGTGGGCGAATGCTGTTCATAGGCACTTTCCATGGCTTCGTACATATTTTCGTACTCAGGAGCGTCGGGTGCGTCAGCAGCCTTGTAGCTCGCACACCATTCTTTCGCATCGACCTGGAAATTGGTGCTGTCACTCATATCCCTAGAATGCTCTTCACTACCGTTGTTCGCCATGCAGTAGACTTTGAGCTTGCCTCGATCCGGATGCGTGCAGGTCAGGCTACCCGTTTTATCCTTGACGTAGTAGCACGTTGAGCAAGCGTTGTACGCATTGCTGACGTCATCGTGGCGGGAGCCTTCTTTGTACGGCTTCATTTTCATGGGCGTCTCCTGCCTCTGGGATTGCGTAGAACCTGAGGGCGCTTAACGCACCCTCAGGTTCCTCGTGCATAGTTTGCTCATGAGCATGCGCGTGATATTAGCACGTAGGCTTGCTGGATTGCAACCCC